TGACCCCTAGAAGTCTTCCTGTTGTACAGCCTGACGGAAAACGGTCTTATCAGACTATCAATAAGCCTGGTAATCCGTACATGAACTACGATGCCATGAGCCTAGATGTGAAGGTTGAAGCTGGTGTTAACTTTGCCGTACAAAAGCAAATCTCATTGGAAACCATTATTCAATTAATGCAGACCTCAGAGTCCTTTGCTAACTTCATTAATACGAAAGGTCTTGGCATATTGCTCGACAATATCGACATTCGAGGTATTGAAGGATTACGTCAAGCAGCTGGTCAATACATGGAAGAAGTCGCGCAACAGCAAGCTCAAGCGCAACAGATGGCACAACAGCAAGCAGCTCAACAAATCGATCCTAAAGCAGTGATGATGATGCAAGCTCAGGCTGAAATTATGAAGGTAGACCAGAAGAAGGAAGCCGTACAGACTCAGGCTCAGGTTGACTTATTGAAGATTTCTACCGATGACGCGGTGAAGAATAAGCAAGCAGATATCGATATGCTCAAGGTAATGGCCGACATTCAAGGTGCTGGTGTTGATCAAGCATTGAAGCAAGAGAAATTAGACGCTGAGAATGCCCGAACTGCTGTAGAAATGGCGGTCAATGTCAGCTCTCATCATCATGACGTAGAGCATAAGGATAGGACTCATGAGCTTGATAAAAAGGCGTTAGAAAAACAATCCACTAAACCCAAGGAGAAATAATGAACGTATTTGAAGCGCAGTTAATCGCAATGGCAGAAGCTATGGCAGAACAAATCGTAGCACATTTGATGGCTAAATTAAGTGCTAAATTAGGCATTCAATTGCCAGCTGTTCCTGTTCAAACGCCTCAATCTGTCGAATGAATAGCTCAGCCGCCAAAATCCTACCCGCTCTTGATAGGGCGGAGGAGCACTTGGAGGTCATTATTACGGTTCGTTCCATTAAATATGATTGTCATGTGGCGTACATGCTTAATAAACACGAAATCGAGAATGGCTATACTGAAGCGGTTATTCGGGATATGAGTTACCGACTAATGGACTTTATTGGGGAGAAACTAAATGCCGCTAGTGAAGGGAAAGAAAGCAAAGACGAAAAAGGGCTTCTCAACTAATGTGAAGCGTGAAATGGAAGCTGGCAAGCCACAGAAGCAAGCCGTAGCTATAGCATATTCAGAAGCTCGTGAGGGCAAGAAACGGAGAAAGAAATGAGAGATAAACCTAAAGGTGGAATGAGACTTGGCAAGTCTAAAAAGACTACTGAGCCTCGCAAGGAGAAGACTGGAGCCAAGCTTAAAGCAGAACGTACATCTGAGACTTCAAAGCGTGAGAAGGAAGGCAATGGTCGAGTCGTTAAGTCTAAGATGAAAACTGAATGCTAAGGAGATTCTGATGGCAAAATTAACTGCGGCTAAGCGCAAGAAGATTCCTAAGAAAGAATTTGGATTACCTGGTGAGAAGAAATATCCGATGCCTGATAAATCCCATGCCAGGAATGCTAAGGCTCGTGCTTCAGAGATGGAGAACAAAGGGAAACTATCAGCTTCCTCGAAAGCCAAGATTGATGCCAAAGCGGATAGAGTTTTAGGGAAGAAGAAGTAGAAAATTCAACCCTTGTTTAACACCTGTTCCAATTGCCAGAAATGTTGCTATACTTAGTTCAAGATACAAGATGTAGTGTTGATTAGGATGATTAACACTACATGTAGTGCCTCTGACTAGACGGAGGGTAAAAAGGACTCTAGGCCAAATACGCAGCTATGCGGGAAAAATAGTCGGACTGACACGGATGTCAGGTGATCACGGTCACACCGGAAACAGTGAGGTTTCAAATGGATGCAAAGGATATTGCAGAAGATTTATTGCAAGATACTAATGTGGGTGATGACGAGGCAGAACACGCTGAGACTCCACCACCTGAGAAAATGCTTCCTGCTTCCCAAGTGAATGAGCTGATTAAAAAGGCGAAACGCAAAGGAGAGCAGAAAATGCAAGAGCAATTAGACGCAGCTAAGCAGCAAATTGAGCAGCTTCAGACGCAACAGGCGCAACAACAGTTGCAGAATACTGCGCAGACAGGCTCACCCCAGCCAGCCCCACAACAGCAAGGGCAGCAACAAGGTGGCGTAGACGCGCAACAGATTCAGCAACAAGTTATGCAACTAATGCAGAAGCAGCAGCAAGAGGAAGCGCAAAAGCGGCATGATGAGCAGCTCGAACAGGAAGTTAATCAGGTAGCTCAACAGTATTTCGGCAAGATGGCTCAAGGCAAAGACATGTTCGATGACTTTGAAGCAATCACAGCTGATTTTAACCCTGCTGAGTTTCCACAATTAGTATTTTTAGCTAACCAGATGGATAACACTCCAGCCATTATATATGAGCTGAGGAAGAATCCAGGTAAGTTGGCTGACTTGGCAGTATTGGTTGAGAAATCACCTAGTATGGCCAGGAACGAGTTGTCGAAACTTTCCGAGTCTATCAAGCGGAATGATGACGCAAAACGTAACTTGCAAGAACCTCAAGACCCCTTAAACCGTCTGAAGCCTTCGCCCGTGGGAACAGACAATGGTACGAAGTCAGTACGGGATTTCAAAGCAGCCTCCTACTTAAAAGGCTGAAATCCTACCAAAGCGGTCGTGTCTGTTCCTGATGAATATGGATATTTATCGGAGAAGATGACATGGCCGTTCCAAATAACATTTTGCAACAGGTACAAACCTATCAACTGAGTAACCTAGCTTACTTACAGAATTTAAATTGCTTCGTAGCCACAGCTAACACGAAGTTCAAGAACTTCGAGAAACTGACTGCCAACCTTGGTGATACAGTTACATTCGATTTACCACCACGTTTTACTACTGCTGCCAGCCTTGTAGCTACATTCCAATCAGCTGACCAGAGAGTAGAGAACTTGACCGTAGATAAAGCGATCAACGTTTCCTATGCGTTCACTGCGCAACAATTTATCTTCAACGTAGAAGACTACATGGAACAGTTTGGTAAAGCGGCTGTGATGGAAATGTCTGCTGAAATTGAAGCTGATATTGCGACTGTGTGCGTAGAAGCACCATATCGTTTCTACGGTGATGGCGTAACTCAAATTAACTCTTATGGACAATTAGCTGCGGCTTTGGCTATGTATCGTAACTACGGTGCTGCTAAGGACAACACTAAGTTCTATTTGAGTGACATTGCCCAATCAGCAATCGTTAACACTGGCTTGAACCAGTTTGCTACAGACCGTAACAATAAGTCTGCAAATAGCTGGGACGTTGGTGATTTTGACCGCGCTGCGTTCTACGTGTCCAACTTACTTCCAGTTCACACTTCAGGAACAATCGGTGAAGACGGTACTGTCTTAACTGTAGTCTCTGTAGTCAAAGACGCTAACGATGCGGTTATCCAAATCGTGTTCTCTGGTGCTGGTACTGATGCTGACGCTGTTAAAGAGTTCGATAAGTTCCAATTCTCTGATGGTGTTTCTGGTCAACCTAACCTTCGCTACTTGACATTCATTGGTCATAAAGTGTCCAGCAACCCTGTACAATTTAGAGCTTTGAACGATGCGGCTTCATCTGGCGGTAACGTTACTGTTGATGTTTATCCTCCATTGAAAGCTTCTGCTGGTAACACTCGTAACTTGAACTTCGAGATTGCTGCTGGCATGCAAGTAACTGCGTTGCCATCTCACAGAGCAGGAATGATTACTGCTGGTAATCCACTGTTCTTAGGTATGCCAATGCTTCCTGAAGAAGTGCCATTCCCTACAGGTAATGAAGTTGACCCTGATACAGGCGTATCACTACGTATGTACTACGGTTCTTTGTTCGGTCAAAACCAACGAGGAATGATTCACGATGCGATTTGGGGTAAGAAAGCTGTCCCTGAGTACGTAATGTCTGTGATTTTCCCACTGTAATTTGACTCGGAGGGTGAAAGCCCTCCTAACACTATAAGGATATTAAAATGGCTATTTCAACACCTGTAACTAATGCTCGACAAGCCTATATCAATGGTTTGAAGTTGGCATATTTAACTGCAACCACAATGACTGTAACTGCTGGTCGCTGCGGTAACTCTACGAACGTGAATGACATCAGTGTAGGTCTTCCATTAAACGTAGCTGCTACTCAGACTGGTGAGCTTCCGGTTGCTGCTGGTTCTGGCACTGTAACTATCAATACTGCTGCTCATGGCGTTGCAGGACTTGACATTGGAGCAATGGCTAATGACACGTTTTACGCTGTTTATGCTATTGGCGACAGTTACGGCAATAACCCTGGCTCAGCATGTATTTCTGCTAACTTAGTCTCTCCATTGCTGCCAGCTGGCTACGACATGTCTTTCCGTATCGGGTTCATCAAGTCTAGCGGTGCTGCTGCTATTCTACCGTTCCGTCAAGATGGTTGTGGTTTAGACCGTTGGATGTGGTATGACGCGCCAATCGCTACAAGCGTAACCGCTGGTGCTTCTGCTACATATGCGCCTGTTGACGCTTCTGCTGGTTTACCTGCTGCTACTCCTACAATGGTTAACTGGTATGTCTCTTTCGCTCCAACAGGAACAAACGACAAACTGGTTCTAGTGCCTGGAACATCTACGTCCACTCTTGGTTATGCAACCTTGTCTGGAACTGGAGCTGCTGTAGCTGGAAATCTAATCTGCCCAACTGACTCGCCTCTTACTGATGCTATTGACTACAAAGTCACTGGTTCAGCCGTAGCGATTGATGTTGCAGCTTACTTAGACCAACTTGCAGTCAGTATCGTTGCTTAAGGAAACGCCATGGCCTACACGACATTACAGCTTATCAACAATGCCTATTATGAGTCGGGCATTGTTTCACGTGGCTTTGAGACAGTTGGAGGCCAACAGGCTAACGATGGCTTAATGTTCCTCAATGATCTAATTGCGGATAAGACTGTGGAGAACGGTCTTATCCCTTATTACGAAGAATATGACTTTGCGGCTGTAATTGGCCAAGAGAAATACTTCATTCCAGATTTAATTACTATCGAAACTTTTGTCTTCTACATTGATACGGTACGTTATCAGACGGAGAATCGTGCAAGACGTGAGTACTTCGGTACATCTCGTGCTGACAATATTCAATCGCTACCTGGTAGCTGGCACATGGAACGCTGCTTTCAAGGTGCAAATTTATACATCTATTTCAAGCCTAACCAGAATTTCCCATTGACGATTTGGGGACAATTCAGACTGCAACAAGTAGTCATCAATCAGGATTTATCGCTGACATTGGATAGGTTCTATATTAACTATTTGAAATTCGATTTAGCGGCTCGCCTATGTGCTGAGTACAACTACTCCGTTCCTCCTGGAGTGGCCAAGGCTTTAGCGAACTACGAGGATTCAATTAGTAAGAAAAGTGGACCGATGGATCTAAGATTGACCAAACTATCAAGTCTACAGAGACGTGGTGGAATCAACTACGGCCAAGTAAACCTTGGACATGGATGGGTGAACTAATATGGTGATGACACCTGGAGCCACACAGATTCCTGTTAGGATTGTGGGATCGAGCATCTTCGGTCGTCATCCAATTATTTCGGATGAGCGCACTTGGAATATGTTCATCTCAGACGAATGGTTATTGAATTTCGCAGGATATGCTCAAGCAGTTGAGATTCTAGGTGCTGGGACTGAGGGACGAGGACTGTTCCACTCTACACGAGGTAATTTCCTATTAACTGTCTTGGGTTCAAACGTCTATAGAATTGATGATAATTTGGGGTTCACATTCTTATTCAGTATCGCCTCTACTACTGGCGAAGTCTTCATGGATGAGAATCTAAGCTCACAGATTGCCATTGTGGACGGCTCAACTACAGCCTACATTTACAATTACACGACTGAGACTATCGGTGCGATTGTTTGGGACTATGGTGCTAGTGGCACTGTATTTACTCCTAACTACGTTACCTATCA